CACTTAGACCGTCAAGTAGCAATGTATGTACCAGCAGAAGATATTGTTGTTCCATATGGCGCATCTGACTTGGAGTCTGCTGAACGCATTACACACGTCATGAGAAAGACAGAGAACGAGCTACGTCGCTTACAAGTAGCGGGCTTTTATCGTGACATTGACCTTGGCACACCGAACAATGTGTTGGATGAGGTTGAGAAAAAGATTGCGGAGAAGCTTGGCTTTAGAGCAACAAGCGACTCACGCTATAAGTTATTAGAAATGAATGTCGACTTAGACTTACCTGGGTATGAACATCCAGATGGTATCAAGTTGCCTTACGTGGTTACACTCGAGAAAGGAAGCGGAACAGTTCTAGCAATTCGTAGGAACTGGGAACCAGATGATGAAACTTATCAAAAACGTCAACACTTCGTCCATTATGGCTACGTGCCGGGATTTGGCTTCTATTGTTTTGGCCTTATCCATCTTGTGGGTGCTTTCGCTAAGTCCGGGACATCGCTTATCCGTCAGCTCGTGGATGCTGGCACCCTTAGTAATTTGCCAGGGGGATTTAAAGCACGTGGAATGCGAATTAAGGGCGACGAAACTCCGATAGCCCCAGGCGAATGGCGTGACGTAGATGTACCAAGTGGTGCAATGCGTGACAACATTTTACCGTTACCATATAAAGAGCCAAGCCAAGTATTGATGGCATTGCTCAACCAGATTGTTGAAGAAGGTCGTCGCTTCGCTAATACAGCGGACTTACAGATTTCTGACATGAGCGCTAATGCGCCAGTCGGTACGACCCTAGCGATTCTTGAGAGAACCCTCAAAACCATGTCAGCCGTTCAGGCTCGTGTCCATTACTCTATGAAGCAGGAGTTGGGTCTCCTCAAGAAAATTATTGCCGCATATACACCGGAGGATTATGACTATGAACCGGAAGAGGGAAGTCGTAAAGCTAAGAAGTCAGACTATGACAACGTTGATGTCATCCCGGTCTCAGATCCGAATGCGTCTACTATGGCGCAAAAGATTGTTCAGTACCAAGCGGTTCTCCAGCTGGCTGCACAGTCGCCACAACTCTACAACATGCCGCTCTTACATAGACAAATGCTCGATGTACTCGGCATTAAAAACGCACAAAAATTGGTACCACTCGACGAGGATCAGAAACCAACTGACCCAGTTACGGAGAACCAAAACATTTTGATGCAAAAACCTGTTAAGGCATTTGCTTATCAAGACCATCAGGCGCATATCACAGTCCATATGGCTGCGATGCAAGATCCTAAGATTATGTCGTTATTGCAAAATAACCCACAGGCTCAAGCATTACAGCAAGCAATGATGGCGCATATCAATGAACACTTAGGCTACGCTTATCGTGTTGAGATTGAGAAACAACTTGGCTTCACAATGCCAGCGACAGAAGATGTTGATGGTGAGCCAATCCATATGGACCCAGAAGTAGAAGCACGCTTAGCGCCAATGTTGGCTCAAGCTGCACAACGTTTACTTACACAGAACCAAGCTCAAGCTGCGCAACAACAAGCACAGCAACAAGCCCAAGATCCGATTGTTCAAATGCAGCAACAAGAACTTCAGATTAAAGCCGCCGAGCAACAACGCAAAGCTCAGAAAGATATGGTTGATGCCAAGCTTAAAGCTAAGCAAATTGATATTGATGCAATGAAAGCAGCAGCGCAATTAAAAGCAAATGCGCAAAATGCAAAAGCTCAACGCAATATAGACGCATTAAAAACTGTTGCAGAAATGAAACATGACAGAGAAGAAGCACAACGTACTCGTGAGTTTGAGACTGTTCACAAAATAGCAGACTTACAACACGATCATATTCAACAAAAACGGAATTTAGAGAATCAAAATAAACCAAAACCTAAAGGTGAATAATGGACATATTTGACACCATTAATCTCGAGATTGACGAGAGAACCCAATGGCTAAAAGACAATTTAGCTGACGGACATGCTACGCCAGAGGCGTATCAACATATTTGCGGGGAGATAAAAGGTCTGCTCTTCGTAAAGCAGTACATGAAAGACCTTAAACACAATTTGGAGAACTCGGACAATGAGTGAACTAGACTTATCGCAAGCGGTTGATTTAGCTGCGATTATGCAGAAAACTGCAGACGAAAGGGCAAGACAATTGCCTGAGCCGAAAGGATATCGCATTTTATGTGCTATTCCGGAAGCAGAAAAGGAGTTTGAAAGTGGCTTGATTAAAGCCGATGAAACAATTCGTAACTATGAAATTTTATCGACCGTATTGTTCGTTGTAAAAATGGGTACAGATTGCTATAAAGATGCAACTCGTTTCCCAACTGGACCATGGTGTAAAGAAGGCGATTTTATTCTAGTGCGACCAAACGCTGGAACAAGACTTGTCATCCACGACCGTGAGTTCCGCATTATCAACGATGACTCTGTGGAAGCAGTTGTACAAGATCCACGTGGCATTAAACGTAAATTTATTTAAGGAGGCTGGACATGGCTGAATTTGAAAAGGAAGATTTTAAATTTCCAGATGAAGATCAGGGAAAACCTGAAGAGAAGCTAGAGCTGGAAATCGAAGGGGCGGAAGACGCTAAACTTCAAGTCGAAATTGAAGATGATACACCTGAAGAGGACCGTGGGCGTGAACGAGTTGCTAAAGAAGTAGTTCAGAAGCTTGAACTTGAGACGGATGAGCTCGATAAGTACAGTAAAGAAGCTAAAGAAAAGCTAATTAAGATGAAACGGGTTTGGCATGATGAGCGTCGTGCTAAAGAAGAAGCAGACCGTGAGCGTCAAGAAGCTATTGTATTAGCTCAAAAACTGTTCGAAGAGAACAAACGTATCAAAGGAATGCTTGAATCCGGTGAAAAAGAGTACAAAGAAGCTAAGAAAGATTCAGCTAAAAGTGCTCTAAAAGCGGCTAAACAAGCATATAAAGAAGCCTATGAATCGGGTGATGCTGAACGAATCATGGAAGCGCAAGAAGAAATGATGAAAGCGCAACTAGATTTAGATAAAGCGAAAAAATTTAAGTTACCCCCTTTACAGGAAGAAAATTTTGCTGTACAACAGCAGTATCAGGCACAACCTGCACCACAACCCGACCATCGAGTCATGGAGTGGCAAGCTGAGAATCCTTGGTTCGGACAAGACGAAGAGATGACTGCAGCGGCCCTAGGACTCCACGAGAAAATGGCACGGAACGGTGTTAAGATTGGGTCAGACGAGTATTACGAGACGTTGGACAAGACGATTCGCAAGCGGTTCCCAGAAAACTTCGAACAAGAAGCAGACGCAGAACCTAAAACTGAAATTAAGGAAAAGGCCGTAGAAGCTAAGCAAAAGCCTAGCACTGTGGTAGCTCCAGCAACTCGAAGCACGGCTCCTAATCGGATCCGTCTGAAAGCTAGTCAGGTACAGCTGGCTAAGAAGCTAGGACTTACCCCTGAACAATATGCCCTTGAACTTAGAAAATTGGAGGCCCGATAATGGCTGAGAATAGATTACAACGTGAGATGGATAACCGTGAACTTGCTGAGCGTCCTAAACAGTGGATGCCCCCAGAGCTTCTCCCTGAGCCCGACAAACAGGCTGGTTATGCTTATCGCTGGATTCGTATTTCAACTCTTAACAACGCTGACCCACGTAACTTGTCTGCCAAGATCAGAGAAGGCTGGGAGCCAGTAAGAATTGAAGAACAACCAAAATTTAAACTGTTAGCCGATCCTAATAGTCGTTATAAAGACTCTATTGAGATTGGTGGTTTGCTCCTATGCAAGACTCCGATTGAATTTATTGAACAACGCAATGAATACTATCGTAAGCAAAGCGATTTGCAGTCAGAAGCCGTGGATCAAACTTTAATGCGTCAAAGTGACCCTAGAATGCCGCTCTTTAATGAGCGTAAGTCTACGACTAGCTTTGGCAAAGGAAGTTAAATTTTTTTAATTAAGGAGTTTTAAATGGCTTATCCAACCGTTTCCGCTCCCTACGGCTTTGAACCAATTAACCGTGTAGATGGCTTGCCATATGCTGGTGCTATTCGTCAGATTCCTATCGCAGCGAATTATGCAACAGCTCTCTACTACGGCGACGTGGTTACATTAGCTACTGGGGGTACTGTAGCAAAAGCTTCAACATCTAGCAGTGAAATTACAGCTGCTACTATTTTGGGCATTTTTGTTGGTTGTTCTTACACCAACTCTTCTGGTCAAACTGTAGAAGCTCAGTCTTATCCAACTGGCGTAACAAATGCAATCGCATATGTTATTGATGATCCTATGGCTGCATTTAAGGTGGCTGTTGCTTATGCAAACGGTGCAGTTACTACTGTTACCCAAGCTGCTGTTGGTACTAATATGTCTTACTATAACGGTACACCTAACACCACTTCTGGTGATTCAGGCGCATTCGTTACAGCAGGCTCAGGTGCTAATACTGCAACATTGCCTTTCCGTGTGATCGCTGTTGTTCCTGATACTAACGTTACATCAACTACATTCTGTGAAGTTGTTGTTAAGGTTAATACTAATCAGTACAACACAGCCCTCGCTAACAACTTAAGCTAAGGAGTAATATAAATGGCTATTTCACGTGCACAACTACTGAAAGAGTTGCTCCCAGGCTTAAACGCATTGTTTGGCTTGGAGTATGCAAAATATGGTGAAGAACACAAAGAGATCTACGAAGTAGAAACTTCTGAGCGTTCATTCGAAGAAGAAACTAAATTGTCTGGCTTTAGTGCTGCCCCAGTTAAAAACGAAGGCGCACCAATTGCTTATGACAATGGTCAAGAAGCTTGGACAGCTCGCTATAACCATGAGACTATCGCTCAAGGTTTCAGCTTGACTGAAGAAGCAATTGAAGATAACTTGTATGACAGCTTGTCTGCTCGTTACACAAAAGCATTAGCTCGCTCAATGGCTTATACCAAGCAAGTTAAAGCTGCTGCTGTATTGAACAATGGCTTCACACCTGGTTATAACGGTGGCGACGGAACAACTTTGTTCTCTGCTACTCATAAATTGGTTTCTGGTGGTACAAACAGTAACGTTCCTGCAACACCTGCTGACTTAAACGAAACTTCTTTGGAAGCTGCCGTTATTCAAATCAGCTTGTGGACAGATGAGCGCTCACTCTTGATCGCTGCTAAACCACGTAAATTGATCGTTCCACCTGCATTACAATTCGTTGCAACTCGTTTGCTTGAAACTGAATTGCGTGTTGGTACAAACGACAATGACATCAATGCAATTAAGAACAACGGTTCTATCCCTGAAGGTTACGCAATTAACCACTTCTTGACAGATACAAACGCATGGTTCTTGACAACTGATGTTCCTAACGGTATGAAACATTTCGTTCGTGTTCCTCTCCAAAACTCTATGGACGGCGACTTCGACACAGGTAACGTACGTTACAAGTCTCGTGAGCGTTATTCATTCGGTTGGTCAGATCCACTCGGAATGTATGGTTCACAAGGTGCTTAATTAGGGTTTTCCCTAGTTAGCTAGACCCCTCTTCGGAGGGGTTTTTCTTTTTTGTATGATATATTACATAAAATGAGCTCATGGTTAATTGCCACTATTGGGGTGGTTTACTTGTACATTGGGGTTGACTTGATTGCAAAAGGTCAAGTTGGCATGGGAATTGCTTATCTTGGATATAGCCTAGGTAATGTTGGACTCTACATGGAGTCTCTAAAATGAGCACCATTATCGGCGACTGGAAACGAAAAATCATAGTTACCGATAGCCAAGTATCGGACGACGATTCGGACACAAAAAACTTCGAAAACGAAAAAGTATTTAAAGTCCCTCAAGGTTTGCTAGCTGGGGCGGGAGATTTCATTAGTATTCAAGAGGTTGTTGAATATTTTAGGGAGGGTAAAAAAGGAAAACCCCCCGTAATTAAAGATGTTGATGACGCAGACTTTATGCTGCTAACCCATGAGGGGCTATTTGTCTCTGGTAAAGATTTACGATTCCAAAAAGTACCAACTTATGAAGCATTAGGTAGTGGCACGATGGCGGCTCTAGCTTGCATGGTGCTTGGTCATACGGCAGAAGAAGCGTGTTGGGCAG